GATGACACGCTTGCGGTAAATCAAACGGCTAAACTACTGCATTTAGTTAGCATGGGCGAGATTGGCGGCTTATATGACGGCAACAAATCGGTATTCATCAACGGTACTCCCCTAGAGAACAGCCAGGGACAGGACAATTTCGAAAACATACTCATCGATTCCCGTAACGGTACTAGCGATCAGACTGTTATCCCTGGTTTTGTAGATACTACGACTAGCATCAGTGTTAATCAGCAAGTCACTCAGTCAACGCCTGTAGAGCGCATACTAGCAAGCGACAAGGACGCGGCTAGGGTGATCGTAGGCGGGTCTAGTTTAGTAAGGCAGGATCGCAGCGGCGACGTTAGATCGGTTGAGCTGAGCTATAAGATACAAACGTGGGTAGATAGTGCAAAAACGTGGGTAGACGCAAAAACCGTAACTCTGAATGAGAAAAACAGCGCGGGGTGGTCTAAAGGCTATCGCATACAGCGAGACGCTAGACATACAGGCGCAGAGGATTGGAAGGTGCGCGTAGTTCGTATCAGTCCTGACAGTTCGCCAGGTTCTGACCTCCAATATGAGTTTGACCTGTTTTTTCAGCGGATTATCGAAATCCAGGAAGTGCAGTTAGCGTATCCTCATCGGGCGCTTGTCTCTACTAGTATCCCTGCCGAGAGCGTGTCCTCTAGCATCAACTCTATTGAGTTTGAGCTGGCGGGTATGTATGTAGATGTACCTGCTAATTTTTTACCCGAGGGTGGCTGGTACAGCGGCGAGTGGGACGGTACATGGAAGAGCGCCATCACTAGCGACCCGGCATGGATTGTTAGGGATTTACTGATAAATCATCCAGAACTGGCCAGTGTTTTTAACGCTGCAACTGGCGAGAATGACAACATTGATTACTCAATGGGTATCAGCCCATCGATGATTGATGACGTCTCATTCTATAATGCGAGTGAGTACAACAGTGTCCTGAAGATAGATGGGAACAAACGCCACACCTGTAACATAGCTATAACCGAGAATAGTAAACCTATTGAACTGCTGAGCAAACTACTGGCCGCTAGTAAATGCTCGCTCGTGACTGTAGGAGGATTGATAACTCTAGTGCAGGATCGGCCAGCTAGCGTCGTTTCCGTAGTGAGTAATTCCAGTGTTATAGATGGCATGTTTCAGTACTCGCAATCAGAAATAGCTAACAGGCTCACTCATGTAACAGTTGAGTACCGAGACGCGAGCAGGGGCTACGAGCGCCGGATTGTAGGCGTAGAGGGCACGCCAGCACAATTAGAGAAGTTCGGCTATAATCACATCCACCTGGACGGCCTCGGCATAGATAACGAGGCTGAAGCAACACGTTATGCACTCTATATGCTAGAGACCAGTCAACGAGAAATTAATATGTGCTCGTTTGCTGTGTCGTTTGAGAAAGTGTTGATGACTGCCGGTGACATCATCCTAGTCGTCGATGACTCATTCATGGGGAAAGCATCCCAGGGGAGGTTGGCTGAGGAATTTGGGCACACCTACGCCATTCTCGACAGGGACACTGACGCTGAAGTAGGCGACACAATCATATTTACGTTCCCCAGTGGTGGAGTCGTATCTAGATCCATAACAGCTATCCCATCCGCCAGGCGCGTAGAGTTCAGCCGTATCAACGGAAAACCTGTTGAAGGATCCATTTGGGTTATAGAAGGGGCCATTAAAGGACGTCAGTTCCGAGTGGTTGGAGTGCAGGAGTCCGAGCCTCATATATTCAATATCACATGTGTGCAGCATGATGAGGATAAATTCACTGTTATAGATGGCGGCGTGGCAGGTGAGCCTGAGTTATATACAGACCTATCATCACTAGAAACAGCAGCGCCTATTGGTGTGACGTTCAGAGAGGTTGGTTCTGTAATAGAGGGTGTCGCGATTAGGGAGCTTGTTGTTACTTGGGTTAACCCAATTCAGGAGAAAATAAAAACATGGAAAGCATACTACAAAGTTAATGGCACTACATACGCACTACCTGACCTTGTAAACAATGAGGTAACCATTCCGGCCTCCAAAGATGGCCTCTACGAGTTCCATATCGTGGCGGTTAACTGGCGTAATGTCAGTAGCCCTAAAACAGTAGCAACATACTCACTAAACAGCAGTGGCGGCGTATTATCTACGTCCGTAGGCTCGCCCACAAACAGGAGACGTAAAGGAGCGGGGCTAGGTGATTCCGATAGGTTCAAATTCTACGGTCCTGATTTAGCTGTCGTGTGGGAGTATGGCTATGATGCGTTTCCTGAACCTGCTGGGTTTCTGGTGCGTATAGATAGTGACTCTAACCCTACTAACTCGTATAGAGTGACAGGGAGGGAGTTTATATATAGTTACGCAATGAACGTTAGTGATCATAATGGCGTTCCCGAAAGAGATGTGTCGATTTTTATACGTTCTATCGACACGTTTGGTAGGTTGTCTAGTGTGCATAGCGGGGCGTTTAGAAATGATATGCCTGCTGCGCCATCGCTGACAACGTTTGCTCATTTTGATCGTATTGATGTATTCATAAACGACACTACTGATAGGGATATAGCGCTGTACCAGGTATGGGCCAGCACCACTAATCCACCAGCCCAAACGGCAGGCAACCTAGTTTTTGAGGGTACGGATAAACGGTTCAGCGTCCCAGCAACCGCTGGCACCTGGTACATCAGGGCGAAAGCCATTGACACATTTGGGCTTGAAAGTAAGTCAGGCACTTTAGGCTCAGTGTATACAGAGACCAGCCTCAGCTACGATATTCCTAGCGAGCAGGAAATTCTGGACGCCATCGAGGAAGATAGATTAGAGGATTACTCTCTCGGTTCCTACGATATAGTTTTCAGCACTAACACCGCTGGAACTACGTTGTCATGGACTGTAGGATTTATAACGAGGAGGGATAATAGGACGGGCGCTACAAGTTCCTGGCCTGTCGCGGCAGGGTCATGGGTACACACGCAGGCCGGACGGGTTAATGCGTATTTCGATACAGATAACCCACAACTAGGTATACAGTTTTCGTATCAGTGGCAGCCAGTCAGCGCTAAACCTGTAGTTATACTGGTGAGGCACACAAATGGCGGCCAACTCATACAGGAGGTGCATGGCAACGGTAGGTTATCGCTAGACAGGCTCTATACTAGAGAATTGGAGGCAGGTAATTTCCAACTAGGAACTGGTAACGTGCTCGAGTTGCGGGCCTTGACTATCATAAACGACCATCTTTCGTCGAATGTTATCAACGCCAGGACTGTAGGCGCTAATCAGATTATCACAAACACTGCTAATATAAACACTGGTGTGTTTCAGTCGCTATTCGCTAACAATATCACGGTAGATAGAGGTAATATCGCTAACACACTAGAGAGTGATAATTACAACCCGGTCACGAAACAGGGCATTCAGCTGGATTTCGCTAATGGTATCATACGAGGCACCGGATTGCAGATATATGATACTAATGGTAACTCTATCGTCAGCACTGCGGGTATTGATTTCAATAACGTTTTTGGCACTAACAAACCAGAAAACGGTGCTACTGTTGGCGCTTATTTCGGGGTGAATATTGGAGGGCAGATAACACCCAGCACTGCTGGTACGTATATAGCCAACGGCGCTATCAATAACGCCCTGATTGGTAACGTGATTCAATCAGCGACAACAGGTTTTGGAGGGAACCCAGTATGGAAACTAGATAAATTAGGCAACGTTGATATATACGGCGCTTTGAGGGTCTACAACAACACAACAGGGAACGTCATACTAAATGCCGGCGGGGTGAACTGGCAAGAGGTGACGGGTAGTGGTGTGCCAGAGGACGGAGCGACTGTAGGTGCTGACTGGAATAATAACCTAAGTAACGTGCCTGTGGAGGATATTTACTCGCCCAGCCAGAATATCCTACCCAACCCATCGTTTGAGAAATGGGATTCCGCTTTACCTGACGGATGGTCTCCCTGGGCGGGAACCGCTGCCAAAAACACTACAACAAGCGGGCCAGGAAAAAATGCTGCGTATTTTGCTCCCCGTGCTGCTAGCACTAACCACGGAATACTCAGCACAGCTAGATATACATCGCCGCTACCTACAGGCACAGTGCTGAAATTCAGTGTTGATGCCAGGTATGGATCATCTGGTGTGGGGTACCCAGGTGTATATGTTGTACTCTACGCTGACGCAGCGCTCACTCAACCGCGGGTTAAAACTGTACGTGTACCAGCACTGAGCGAGGCACTCGAATACCACAAAATAGTATTTACATTTGCGCCAAATGAGGGAGAACAGATATACGGGTACGATTTTTATCTAATGGCTTCCTGGAGTGCAATGCCCGGCGGCAGTTCTACACGAGCAGCATGGTTTGATAATGCCAGCATTGAGTATATGCCACCTATGGATCAGGTGACGTTTGATACAATGTTCCAAGGTAACGTTCTGATAGACGGCGATTTGTACCTGTCTAATGCTAGCACAGGGCCTCAGAAAATAACACCTGGGGGTATAACACGTTATTTATCATTCGAGGAGACTGACTACATTTTTGATCAAACTAGCGGTCTGGCCGCCGAAACGTGGCATTTAGTGAAAAACAGGACTGTCGCCAGTCAGGATTTGGGTGTGAATGTCAGGGTACTGCCTAAAGTGATGGTTGATGTGGGTAATGTGCGCTCAGGCGCGAGTGGGTCCTATATAGTAATACGGTGGTGGCAGAGGTTCCAGGTGTTGGTAGGTTCTACGTGGACAGCCGTATATGATGAACTCTGGAGTTCCGGCGGGCACAGGCCGTATGTTATCGGTGTAGGTAGTGGAGCAGGCGGGGCAGCCAGCACTATTCAGGACTACACATCCGAACTGCGAATACAAAACAAATTCAAACCAGGGGTTGTGGCACCTGGAGGGCAGTATAGGGTTCTACTATATATGTCATACGGCCAGCTAGGACCTGCCGGTACTGGATTTGGAGCGGATTTCAGGAACATACGTATTGAGTTTTTGGAGACAAATAGATAATGGACGGCAGCATAATCAACAACATACTGGTGTTTGATGTAGATACTGACAAACCTCTTTATACGTTGAACGTGGAGGAGCACGTTAACCCATTTGACGCCCTCGTGCTGAACGAGGGAGAGGATTATATCGTGTTAACAGAGCCTCGTAGACCTGATGATTGTGAGGTTTGTGGTGGCGTATTGAGGCTGAGGAGGGAGCCAAAAGCGGAAGTACCAGACGTTCCAGAACCATATCAGGTAGCTCAGCGTGATCTATCTGCACTGAGATCAAAAATATAACTCACAAGGAGGCCCCGTAGAGGAGCCTCCCCTTCACAGAGGTGACTAATGGCGACACTGAGACGCAATACACAATTATTAGACCTAGAGATCAACAGAGGCGGAACTTTCGTTCTTGAAATTGCGATGTTTGAATCCGACGAGGAGACGCCGCTAGACCTGGCCTCGTATACTACATTAATGCACATCAGAAAAACCATAGACGCTCCTGATGCTGAATTAGAACTGGATGATGCTAATGGGATAACCCTAGGAGGTGCTGAGGGGACCATAGCTGTAACTATAACGGCAGATCAGACTGATTTGCTGGAACCAGGCAGGCATGTATATGATCTTCTGCTTGTCAAGGACGAGAGTGTTGATAGGATTCTAGAAGGCAAAATCACTGTATTTCAGGGGGTTACACGATGAAACTGTTTGTTACTAATAAAAAACCACTAGCGTTATCGGTTAGTGGGTCTGCAGGTCCTCAAGGGCCTATGGGACCAACAGGGCCAGAGGGACAGCCAGGTCCGCAGGGTATTCAAGGCCCGCAAGGTCCCCAAGGCGATACAGGTCCACAGGGGCCGCAGGGACCACAAGGGGACACGGGGCCGCAGGGACCACAAGGGGACACGGGGCCTCAAGGTATACAGGGAATTCAAGGTGATCAAGGACCAATAGGTCCGGCAGGTCCTCAAGGCGACATCGGGCCAACTGGGCCGAAAGGGGATACAGGAGACGTGGGTCCTCAAGGCATTCAGGGACCAGTGGGACCAGCAGGTTCTAGCTCCCCTATTATCAGGCATTGCGCGTACAACAGCGGTACTCAGGTTATTGAGATAGACGCGCCTATCGTGTTAGATTTCGATACCGTGGTGTACTCAGACCCCGGTTTTACTAACGTTGGTGGCGCTGTGACAATAGCTAATGCAGGCTATTATAAAATCACGGCAGAGGTCACAATTGACATGGTAGAGGGCACTAGCCGTACGGCATCACTCTGTTATATACGAAAAAACAGCACGGAAATCCCAGGGACTAAAATGTATGGCTATCATAGGACAGCAGATAGAGGTGCTGACACAATGACGGCGACTATTATAGCGAATCTAGCAGCTAATGATGTTGTAGATGTGGAGTGCGAAATCTACGATTGGGGTCTCCCCATTGATACACGGGCTCAGTCCTGTAGGCTACTGATTGAATCTATCTAGGGGGATATATGTTACCGTATAACACCGACAAAGATCAGATCGCGTATTACGGCATGCCAGGCACGCGACAAACATTTATATACCCTAGATACCCGCTGAGGCTAGCGTGGAAACCAGAGGTTCAGGTGTCGCGCATCAAATGCCATGAGCTAGCATCTGAGGATTTACAGAACGCCCTAGATGGTATCTGGCTCGCGTACGGTAGGGATCGTATTATGGAGCTGGGATTGGATTTATTTGGTGGAACGACAAACGTGAGGAGGATACGAGGAGGGACGAAATGGTCTAGCCATGCTTTTGGTTCAGCTATCGATATTCACCCGTTAGGTAATCGCCTGAGCTGGGGTAGGGAGCGGGCATTGTTTGCTCAGCCTGAGTATGAAATGTTCCTCGATATAATGGAATTGCATAATTTCGCTAGTCTCGGTAGAGCTAAAAATTACGACTGGATGCATTTTGCTAGAGTGAAATATACGTAATTTATATAAGCGGAAGCGCCCTCATTGCGGGGCGCTATGCCGTTATGCTCCTCAGAAATTAGTTTCAAAAACAGTCACACCTAAGCATCTTGCCTTCCTTACCTCCTCTTCTAGATGTGCTCTTTCTGCCATATTCATTTCCACTTCCAGATCATTCGGATTCCACTCCTCGGTTTCCTCCAATTGATCCCATTCCATTTCGTAGTATTTTGGGTCTAGTACTAACTCGTTCATTTCCTTTCTCCTATTTTCTCTCATTGTCCGTAGACTGTTTTAACGAACTCACTGGCGGCGTTCTGTAGCGCCTGTTTTTCCGTCACCTGTACCTGTATCGTGTTTGCCTCGTAAACCTCGCCGTTAGGCAGCATTGAGATTGTAGAGCATCCTAATACGACTCCACTGATTACTAGTGCTACTAATGTTGTTTTCATTTCCGTGTTCCTTTGTTTGTTGAGTTGATGGTTCTAAGATACACCTGTCTTATTCAGAATGCAAGCTTTTTTTGGACTAATTTTACGCTACTTTTCTCAGGCAATAGCTTTGCTCAAGGAGCATATAGGAGAGAGAGCTTATTCTTATGCTTTATAGTTATCTTAAGCGATCGCTGAAAGCGAGAGCGCTTACAGCTTTACTTATTGCTTACTTCTTATGTTTTATAGTTATCTGAAGTAATTTATTCTTTATAGTTAAGATCAGCTAGTAGCTGTTGCCGTTGATGTTGTTTGTGCTGTTGCTTGTGATTGTGTCTTTAAGGGTAGCATATTTTTCAGCAAAAGTCAAGCTTTTATTTATATCAATACGGAATAAGCACATAACTAATGTGATATAGCTTTATTGCTTCCCATTGTCTTCCTCGGCTCGTTCGCTGCGCTACTCGCGCGTATATATATAAGGAGTGGATAGCGTACAACAGTGGCGCAGGAATTCAATGAAATAAATTTAGAATAACTGTTGACAACGATAGACTGGTGGAGTAGTATTCGAATTGTCAGAGCAGTACACACAAACAACCAGGAGCACTAAAAATGAGAGCGACAAGAGAAAATCAAGCAATTATGGCACGCAAATCCCAGCTAGTTGATTATGATTATACGTATGAGCAAAGAGCCAAAGTAAATGCCATTAAACGAGCCAACGCGGCCAAACAAGCCGAGTATTACAAGAAGGGTACCGGCAGTAAGAGTGACCTAGGAGCGGCTGAAATGGCCCCTGTCAGCGCTAAATACACTGCTGACCGTATCAAAGCGATGTACAAAGCGCCTAGCATCACTGAGATTCAAGCGAAAGTACGCAAGCGCAACGCGGCACGTATCCAGGCTATGTTGGACGCTATCAGAGCAGAGCCTAAAAAATGGGTGGAATTACAGCAGAAAATCATTGACAATGAGAATGCAGCGATGTATCATTTAAACCATGACAGCAAAGAAGTAAACGAGTACACAGACTACACTACACTGATTCAAGGATTCTACGATGAACATTTTAATGACAATAGCTGAGTTATCCATTCTGTTAGGCTCACAGTACTTAGTCTTCATATTAGCAAGATTCGCGCTTGGGGCGCTCATGACAGGTGAATTTAGGGAGGAATACGACTACGCAATAGGTAACGCTAGGTTTAACAAGAAGTACGACAGGTTGGCCCAAGGGTCCTACATTAAACGATTGATAAAAGGTAGATAAATGACAGACATTATAGTGGCATTATTGATGATTGCGGTTTGGGCCCTATCGGTAGTAGTGGCGGTTACAGCATCGCTAGTGATTGTATCCATCATTGACTACTACGAGACTAACCGAAACAAGCAGAGTGGGTGATTCAACTCCCTCAATTTGAGGAAGTTGAGGATAATCAGTCACTTAGCCCAAACAAGAAGACAAGAGTGTATATTTTTGAAGGCGAGCAGGGTAAACGCGATAACGACGTAAGTGACAGGGCCCAAAACTGGACCCTGTTGATTATAAAGGATTTTCTATAGAGTATAGGAAGGATAACGGTCAAACTAATGCTATATATCTGGACAAAGAGTTAGTCATGACTCTAGTGACAGGTTACAGCATAAAATTACGGAATGCAGTCATACAGAGGTGGCAAGAGTTAGAGCAGCAAGTGGCGCAACCTAAAATCGAGTTCACACTTGAACAGGCGTTGCAGATTGCACTAGATAAGGAGCGCGAGAATAAACAGCTTACAGACATCAATACGCGGCAGGCAGAGAAACTAGAAGCTGACGCGCCTAAAGTGAAAAGCTTTCAGGCTTTGATGGATTCAGACGGAATGTTTAGTAATGCAGTGGCAGCCAAGAGTGTAGGCGCAGGCGTAAAGCGCTTACTAGGCCGGTTACGCGCTCATGACCATGTATTCAGACATAACGCGCTACCAAAGCAGCATTTAATTGACCAAGGTCTATGCAAGGTAGTGACAAACAAGGAAGGATATAGTAGTATTAGATGGACGCCTAAAGGTTTGGATTGGGTGACTAAGTTTTACGCTGAGTCTAGTAAGGCCCGGCCAAACAGGATTGTGGGAGAATTGCCGTTTATGAAACGACGTGCAGTACCGATGACCAAACGTTTTCACTAGAGGATAACATCATGAAAGTATTACAAGATTTCGCACCTAAAGGCGCTATTTGGAGGGTTACAGACATAGACGGGCAACCTAAATTCTTCTATTCCCGCAAGAATGCCCAGGCTTTCGCGAAATATACCCGGTGGTTTGTGACCCTTGTTCCGATAGAGCAAACAAGAGCGAGTACGAACAATGTACACAGTTGAGTATCCAGACTTTTTACGTAATGCCGCAGCGTATGACTGCGGCTATGTCATCACTAGCGTAGAGTTAGCAGAGTGGCTAACGATGGATCATGATTACGTCATTGACGCTGCTTCTATGCTGTTTAATGTGGACCCGCTAGACACAGCGACATGCAACAACAGCTACGATGGGTTAGAGCTGTATCGAGCTAAGAAGAATGTACTAATGCGGTTCGATTTTCGACGGGCAGGTGTACTGATTGAGCTGATGCGCGGGCAAACATCATGCGTGTGACTGCGGTGAATTTCAAGGATAATAGCGTGCGGCATGAAATGCTACCAAGCAAAGAGGAGGACCCCTCCCTAGGTACGGTTGGGGTGGTTATAGCGGCCCTACAGGCGTATGGTATACTGACACACGAGGGCGAGGTTAAAAGCGAAATATGGGACGGTTGGAGGCTTGTATTAAGCCAGGGTGATGTTAGGGCTGACGTGCAAGAGTGAAAAAAGGGTTGACAGGCAGCCTATAGTACGAGACACTACTCCCATGCTGAACGAACAAACAAATTAACTGAGGATACGAAAATGATTGATAATTTTTATTATGTTGATGCTAACAACGAGGGCAAAAAGCGGATCACTAGAGTTCGAGACGATTATATGGACGCTATCGATGCTATTAGATTGCGAGCAGAGAATGCTCGTAGAGTAAATGCGAGTATCGGATACGATGATGTTTTCCAGATGACACTAACTAATTAGGGGCGACATGAAACGGGAACAGGCTAACAGATTTATTCTTCCGTATACCAATAAAGCCGGCGATACGTTAGACATGGAGCCATCACAGGCTGCTGAAATGAATAAGAGTGTAGGTAAGGAGATGGGATACTGGATTCTAGATAGTAACGAACTACTGAATAGGAGAATGAAATGAGTGAACTAAAGTACACTAGCAGAAAAGTAGCTGAGGTTACAGGCAAGATACACAAAAATGTAATACGTGATATAGAAAAACTTCTTAATAATCAAGAAGTCAGCGGGCTCACTTTTGAGCCGGGGTCATACGCAGATAAGCAGGGCCAGTTGAGAACTGAATACCTAATGGGCGAAAATGATCTGTACTTGCTGATCACCGGTTACAAGCCTGAGCTAAGACAGAAGGTAATCAACTCTTGGTTAGCTTACAAGAATGGCGACATCAAGGAAGGCGACAAGCTAGCCGCCGAAGCCGAAGCCTTGGCAGATGTTAGGCAGTTCATGCGAGAGGATTGGGTAACGTTTCAAGAAGCGGTTGATGCAAACATCAACTCGTTGCAACTCAATGCTAGGTTCGCTTACGCCAGCCTCGCCAACTTGGTATGTAAGGCAGTGACAGGCGTATCCGCCACACAATACAAGAAAGAGTTTGGGCCAGTGCGTGACTCGATGCTAGAGAACCACGACCCTAGATTGCATAAACTGAACAGCATGACAGGTCAGATGATAGGGTTAGTTAAAGCAGGATTGAATTACGAACAGATTAAAGAGGTTATGCAGAAATGAGCTTAGCTATAGAGAAAATGACTACCGCTCTACGAGCTATAACAGAGGCGGGCGAGTATCTGATTGATGCACGAGAATACATCGACGAGCAACTGCTGGCAGATGCTGATTACATTCAGATGAAAATAGAACATCTGTACAGCGATCTAGAGAACCAAATCATGGCAGATTGGGAAATTGAACTAGAGCGAGGTAAACTAGAATGAAAAAACTATACACCGAGTTAGTGGATAACCAGGAGTTCGCGTATTGTGGCGTACAGTTACGACGGGTAAACAGGTCTAATGCTGTAACAGTCAATGCGCCACCCCGTATTTGGGTCATGCGAGGATGCGAGCGAGTTGAAACTCTAGAGGAATCTGATGACGATGCGTTTTTTGACTGGGGTATAATACCATGATTATCGCAGGAGTAGACCCAGGGTTGACAGGGGCTGTCGCAGTTATAAATTTCGGGAAGAAGCGGCAACTGATTGACGTTATTGATTTTCCATTAGTAGTCGAGGGCAACCATAAGATCCTTGACATACGCGAGATTTCGTGGAAGCTATCCCAGTACCATATAGATTTGGCAGTCATAGAGCGCATACAGGCGACGCCAGGAGACGCTAGACACGTAGTATCATTCGGGAAACTGATGCGCTCATTCGGCGTATTAGAGGCCCTCATGTATCTGGTAGCCGATAGATACGTAACAGTGCCACCGAAAACATGGAAGACACGATATGGGCTAAGTAGCGACAAATCCACTAGTTTGAATCTAGTGAGAAAACTATATAACGACGACAAAAGGTTTAAAAGAGTAAAAGACCACAACAGAGCTGAGGCCGCGCTACTGGCAGAGTACGGCTATGAGTATGTAGGGCATTAATTCGAGAGTTTTAACAACAATAGAGGGTAATACAATGGAATACGATCTAATGATTGCAGTAATGTTGACAGCCGCGCTGTTAGTTGCGTGTTACGGTGGAGGTTCGTGATGCACGCAGCAGAAAAAATATTAACTGTTGTTTTTGTGATAGTGATAGGTATAAATGTAGGAATAGTGATAGGTACGTACATGCGGCCAGAGTATATGCTGGGCGCGTTAGTGTTTTTTAATGCCGTCAAAATGACGCGTAGAGCAAACAAGGAGATGCGCTAGATGAATATATTTGTTATTGGAGACAATCAGATACGGCCTGAAGATGACACGCTTTTCCTGGAATATATAGGCTACTATATCGTAGATCACCAACCCGAGATCGTCGTAAACCTGGGTGATTTTTGGGATATGCCTAGCCTCAGCATCTACGACAAATGGCGTAAAAAAATTGAGGGAAGGCGTTTCGTTCTCGATACGAAAGCAGGTAACGACGCTCTTGCTCGTTTATCCAAACCCATACTCGAGGCGGATGGGTACGACCCTGAATTACATATGCTACTTGGCAATCATGACGGCGGTAGATGCGCGACAGCAATGGAAGCGGACCCACAGCTACATGGTGCGTTAGACCCGAAACGCTGGTTTTATATTGAGCGAAATGGTTGGCAGCGGCATGAGTTTTTACATCAGCTAGTTATAGAGGGTATAACATTTAGCCACTATTTCGCTAACCCTAATGCTAAAGGTGCGATAGGCGGTACTCCCCAGAACAAACTGAATAAATTGAAAATGAGTTTCGTTATGGGTCATCAGCAGGGTGTGGGCTACGCTCAGGAACCACTCAAAAACGGGAAAACGTTACATGGACTAGTATTAGGTAGCTGTTATGAGCATGATGAGGAGTACCGTGGGCCTCAGGATCAGAATCATTTCCAGGGGTGTGCAATGCTGCATGATGTCCATGACGGTGAGTATGATTTGGAACTGGTGAGCCTAGAACGCATAAAGAGGATGTATTCATGAATACCGCGGAATTGCTTGAGTTGCATGAGGGGCTCACGACTACGTGCCTAAACATTATGAAGACGAAAAATCACGACTACTCGCGCGAGAATGACGCGCTGAGCAACTTCAAAGACGGCGCTAGCGCTATTGGCATCCACCCTGTTAAGGGGTTGTTGCTGCGGGTTATGGATAAAATCGGGCGCATCAACTCATTCTGCGACAAAGGCGAGCTTAAGGTAGAGAATGAGGGTGTAGAGGATGCCTTTATGGACATCCTTAATTATATGGTGTTGGGCGTAGCTTTAGTTAGAGATTGCGAGAAAACCGAAACAAACACCAGGGGGTGGTATTTCCAAAGGGTTCCATTTTCTTACGGCACTTACGTAGTCCCGGCGGGTATGAAACCCGTCAGCGCTATGACGGAAGGCGGGGAGGAGGTCAGAATACAGCGGTACGTATATGACAAAACAAAATATGTATTGTTAGGCGGTGATTTCGCGCTAGGGCTTCCCGTCCTTGTAACGTTCGATGTGGATGAATCATGATGAGTTATTTAAAACTATTCAGCGAGCTAAAAACGTGGTACTACTGGACACTCGATGACAGTAACTGCTACCCGCAGTGGTTTAAATCAATAGGGATTGAGTGTAAACTAATGCAGAGTGGAGACATCATACCGGCAACTAACCCAGATACCCCACCAACTAAAGAGGTGTGGGCTGCTGAGAAATGTATGAGCGCATTGAAACGTTTTGATGAGCAGCTATATGCTGCTCTGATGGGGATGTTTGCTGGTCCTGACGGGTGTAAGCGGTGGGACCTAGCAAAAGAACACGGCTATAATGGGGAGCGTAGGCACCTAACGGGTAGAGCCTGCCTAGGGTTAGAATTCGTTAGACACTATGCTAAAACACATCAACTAGATGATGGCACGGGCATATGAAAAAATACATTCAGGCATTTTCTCATGCCGGTTTTGATATGTTCCCACTGATACCAGGGGGGAAAGAGCCAGCATGCAGATGGACAACAGAGGCAACTAGTGATATAGAGGAGATGCGTTCGCTGTTTAGTGGCGTAGGATCAACAGGTTACGGCATAGCAACAGGGAGACGTAGTGGTATTTTTGTTGTCGATGTTGATGTCAAAGATGGGGCCGGTGGCGTAGACTCGTGGGATGACCTATGTAGAGAAAACGATTACTCGCCTGACACACTAACAATCAAAACAGCAAGCGGCGGATTTCACTATTATTATAGTTATCCTGTTGACATAGCAGGTCATATCCCTAACAGCGCAGGATCGCTGGCTGCTGGCGTTGATATACGCGGCGATGGTGGTTTCGTAGTTGGGCCAGGCTCAGTCACCGAAAAAGGCGAGTACGATGTAATATGCGGTGATGCGGCAGAAGAAGCGCCTATTTGGCTCATCCAACGAGTAGAAAAATCTGAGAGCGCAGCCGTCGATGGCGGCGTGTGCTACACTGCGAACGAAAAACTCGATATTGTAGACGCGTTGCAACATGTTGATGCTAGCAATTATGATGTGTGGGTGAAAGCGGGGATGATCTGCAAAGATGCAGGTCTTTTCGATGAATGGGATACGTGGTCAGCTACGGCCAGAAATTACGGCGGTGCTGATGTGTGCGCAAAACACTGGAACTCATTCAACTCTGGAGGTGTGACAGCAGACACTCTGTATTTCTGGGCACGCGAGAATGGTTGGCGTGGACGAGTAGAGATACCGGAACCGCAAGAAGAAGCACAGGTGAGCAAACTAGGCGAAACCATCAGTTTCAGCCAAGTTATAAACGCTATTCCCGGCGGCGTAAAAGAGTTATACGACTATTTCTTATCTATTCAGGCTAAACATCAGCCTGGTTTCGCGTTAATCAGCGCCCTCGCCGTGTTCAGCGTGTGCTCTGCTCGACGCTACGTGAGCAGTGAGCGTAACACCACAGATATGTTTTTCGTGGTGCTGGGGGAGAGTGGTTGCGGTAAAGAAAGCGCGATAACTACGGTGAAAAACGCTGTTGACGATGCTGGTTTAGGCCGCGTGTATTGTGGTGGCTATCAATCTGCTGGCGCGGTGCTCAGTGAGCTGTTATACCAGCCCGCTCATATAGCGCTAATCGATGAACTAGGTAGGCATCTATCGACGGCTGGAAGCAACGTAAACAAGACTGAGGCACTCACGACGCTGATGGAATTGTTTAGTAAAGGTGTCTCTAGCTACACTCCTATGAGTTACAGCCTGGTGAGTGAATTTCGGAAAAAAGAAACCAAAGGGGAGGATACCGCAGGGTTATCACCCGACATGTTCACAGTCTACAATCCTGGCGTATCTATGTTAGGTGCGACAACTACAAGTGCGTTTTATGACGCTCTGAGCAGCGGTTCACTAACAGATGGTTTTGTTAGCAGATTGCTAGTGTATCGCAGTAAAGAGGGGAGGCAAAAACGCATACCAGGAAAATGGCGTCCTATGAGCCAACATCTAGCTGACACGCTACTCTACATAAGAAGAGGGGAACCTAGACACAAACCTGCATTTGACGACTATAAACAGCGTCCCTCAATGGTACCTGTTAGCGTGAGTACTGAGGCTCAAAACGTTTTCAGTAAACTAGAGGATCATGTTATACGACTGCAAGATAAGGCGGGCGAGAAACTAGCAAATGTTCTAAATAGAACAGTAGAGAAGGCCATGCGAATTGCTACGATAGCAGCTATTGCAGATGAGCATGACAAGCCGGTAATCACAGAGGCTCACGCACGGTGGTCGTGTATGCTAGCCCTCCACTGCGATGAGTCTCTGCTGGTAGATGTTTCTGAGAATGTAGCTGACAACAACACAGAGCGAGATAAGAACGGGTTATTGTCCATCATACGTAGCAGCGGCGATAGCGGAATCAGCAAAGCATCGCTTATACGCAACAGCAAGTGGTTGACTAGGAATAGCCGTATTGATTATCTGAATGAACTAATAGAGTGCAGTTCTATTCAAGAAATCAAAGAGGGTAAAAAAACACTATATAAAGCAAATTAGCACTTGCGTCACAACACTAACTAGTGTACTATAGTCTTACAGTAACAAAACGAGGTGAAGATGATCAAGAAAACAAACAATCCAGGCAAAAACCTAAGCATACTAATTTACGGTGAGCCTGGCAGCGGAAAGACGCCACTTATAGGCACGTTACCAGGGAGTGTTTGCATTTTAGACACTGACCATGGTTTGCTCAGCCTACAGGACCTAGAGGTTGATTTCATTGAATGTAACACGCTGGATGAGGTTAGAGCGGGCTTTTTGGAGGTTAAGCAAAGCGGCTACGACTGGATTGTGCTAGATAGCGCTACGGCACTAGGCAACATGATTCTGCATGAAGAAGAGCAGATTATAATCGACGCGGCCTGCTCTAAGAGGAAAGGGCCGGTAGGCAACCCGATGGAAGGCGTTGACTTGCGGCAGGCGTATCAAGCAACATCCAAAAAAATGGATGGCGTCATCCGGGCGCTAAAAAGTAGCGGAATGAACGTCCTGGTATTAGCAGGCATGGAAAAGAACACAGATCAGGTTACAGGGGTGAAGGAGTTGGGGCCTATGGTTCCGGGGCGGGCATACGCTAGTCAGTTTCCAGGTTGTTTTAACGTGATTATGAGGGCTATCAGAGACCGCTATGAGGATGGGACGGAATACACCTACTTACAGTGTAGACACGGAAATAAAGCGATTGCGAGAGATCGCAGCGACAAACTAGATCAATATGAGGTGCCAGAGGCCGGGGAATCGTTCCCGTCGCTTGCTGCACTGGTAGCTAAAATGAGAGGCAAACATGATTTCACTAGACGGGTTTAGAAGATTTATAACTGACGATTATGGGACGCAAAGAGTTGTCGACGGAATCACGCTGACTGCGTGTGGCAGTGGTCCCATGATTCAGTTTTCCGAGTTGTATGGGCCGATGGAGCAAGAGCATGAAGTAAGAAATAGGTTGTATAAACGATACATATATGCACGCAACTTAGACCACATCACTACAGACTAATGGGGTATTAGACATGAGATTAGAAATTAATTTTGACCGTAATTTAGACGACGTTGTTGATCCTTTTGCGCCTCTTCCCGACGGCGAGTATGACGCGGTTCTAGAGGCCATGGAAGATAGAGACGGTGTTTTTGTGTTACCAATGAACCTTGATGACGGGAATGGAAACAGCGGTAAATTCTGGGACTACTTTCGCGTGTATCATGAGAAAAAAAACGTAGCAAAAATCCACGTTGAATCGTTACAACGGTTGTGTGTGGTGCTAGGATTTGCAGAGATTCCCGAGGACGGTGATGATTTCGCGGGTAAAGAATGTAAGGTGAAGCTGCGTACTAAAGGCGAGTTTCAGAACGTTCAGCGATATTTCAGCGCAAAGCAAGGTCAGCAAGCAGCAGCTAAACCGGCAGCTAAGCCAACTATACGGCCTGCACCAAAACCAGGGCCTGTCGAGGTCGTAGACCTAGAAGAAAACATACCATTCTAACCAACCGGAAAAGCAGGGGCTTTGACCCCTGCTGAGGCGCATATGAAACTAAACATTAAACCAACAAATACTATACATCAGACTGTACTAAAGGCGCTTGAGGAATCACAGAGCATTAGCCACGGCTCGAATAGGTTAGGCGTATCAGGTGCGGGCAATGAGTGTGCAAGACAAGAGTGGTATAAATTACGGTGGTCTGAGTACGAGCAGGTTGGTGGGCGTATGGCGCGACTATTCGAAACCGGACATCAGCATGAAAAAAACATTGTAAATGACCTGAAAAGGGCCGGGTACCGGGCTATTCCGTTAGACCCCAAAACAGGTAAACAGTTTGAATTTACGGCGCATGAGGGGCAGGTCGTATGTAAAATAGACGGCATAATACGCGGGAACGGGTTAGATGAATGGCATATACTAGAGATCAAAA